ATGATCCACGCGTTGCTGTGAAGTCCTCACACGGCGTTGGTAAGTCTGCTTTGCTGAGTTGGGTTATCTTGTGGTACATGATCACACGTTCTTGCCGGATCGTATGTACTGCCAACTCTGCTAATCAGTTAAATCAGGTGTTATGGGCTGAGATCCAGAAGTGGGCCAGAAAGATGCCCAAGGGTTTACAGAACCAACTTGAGATCACCAGTGATAAGATCACGGTCAAAGGTGTAGACTCAAGCTGTCACGCTCGCGTGTCGAGAAAAGAGAATCCGGAGGCGCTTCAGGGCTTTCACCACGAGAGAATTTTGTTCTGTATCGACGAATGTTCTGGTGTGGATGATATAATCTTTGAGGTAGCGCAGGGTGCGTTATCTACGGAAGGGTCCAAGATCCTTATGGTGGGCAACCCCACACGTAATACTGGCTATTTTTATGACGCTTTTCATAGAAATGCCCATCGTTGGCATAAAATGACGGTGAGTTGTTATGACAGTCCGTATGTGAGCGATGATTTTATTGAAGAAATGAAGTCTCAGTACGGTGAGGATAGCAACATTTTCCGCATACGTGCTCTTGGTGAGTTTGGTGAGGACAGTAACGACACGTTGATTGGTAGGCACATTGTTGAGTCTGCGATTTCGCGTGAGGTTGACCCTATGAATATCTCGCCCATTTGGGGTTTAGATGTAGCTCAGTATGGGAATGACCGCTGTGGGCTTGCTAAGAGGCAGGGAAACGTCTTGTTAGAGCCTGTGAAGTCTTGGCAGGGTAAAGACCTTATGGAGACTGTGGGCTTTGTTCTGACGGAGTATGAGGCCACGAGTTTTATGGAGCGTCCGGTTGAGATCTGTGTGGATAGCATAGGGATAGGCGCGGGGGTATGTTCTAGGCTTCAGGAGCTTGGATTACCCGCAAGGGCTATTAACGTTGCTGAGAGTCCTAGTTTGGGCGCACGGTATCAGCGTTTACGTGATGAGTTATGGTTTAAGTGTCGTGAGTGGTTTGAGGCGCGAGATTGTTCGATGCCGGATCAGGAAGAGTTAATCAATGAGCTAACCGCGTTACGCTTTAAGATTTTGTCCTCTGGTAAGTTTAAGGCTGAAGGTAAGGATGAGATGAAAAAGCGTGGTTTGCGCTCTCCTGACTTAGCTGATGCGTTTATATTGACGTTTGCAAGCCAAGCGATGAAGGCGGCGGGTTCGGTAGATCATTATAGTTTTTCTGGTGATTTGGACTACGGCAACAGTAATTGGATTGTGTAATGGCATTAGCAAGTAGGGTTAAGCGGCTCCCAAGTGGGCGTGTGCAGTACAACGGCGAGACATTTCCTGGGTTTAACAAGGTTCAGCGCACCCCAGGAGGAACTAAGAAGTTTAAGGTATTAGCCAAGAAGGGGCCAAACGTTAAAAAAGTGACCTTTGGTGATCCTAATATGAGCATTAAAAAGGGGAACAAATCTAACAAGGCGAGTTATTGTGCTCGTTCTGGTGGGATTAAAGGTAAAAATGACAAGTTTTCTGCAAATTATTGGTCACGCAGAATGTGGGATTGTTGAGGTGAAAACATGCAATATATGAAGATGTATAGTAGGCCAAAAGTTAATAAAATGAAGGAAGTAGCAGACGCAGTTGACGCTATGGTGGATGAAGTTAAGACCGCTAAGAAGTCAACTAAGAAGCGCAGACCTTCGTATAAATCGCGTATGGCGGGAACGCAAACAGGGAAGTATTCGTCTGATGCCTAAGAAAGCACCTGTTCCAAAAAACAAGGCTTTGTACGCTCGTGTTAAGGCGGCGGCTAAGAGAAAATTTGATGTATACCCTAGTGCTTATGCGAATGCGTGGTTGGTGCGTGAGTATAAGAAGCGTGGAGGCACATACGCTTAATGGCTAAGTATCGCGGCGGTTTAACCAAATGGTTTGCGGAAGATTGGCGTGATGTAAAGACAGGTAAGCCGTGTGGACGCAGCGGTAAGAAGGATAAGGGGCGTCCTTATCCGGCGTGTAGACCCGCGAGTAAAGCAAGGACAGCCAAGGCTAAAAAGGCTGCAAAACGTAAGACAAGTTCTACCAGAATTAGTTGGGATGTTTAGAAGGAAATTGTAATGGCAAAAGGTGTTCCGCATTATTTTAAAGACGGCACAAAGCATACTGGTGGTATGCATAAAATGCCGAATGGACAGCTTCATTCTGGTAAAACACACGGTAAAAACAGCAAGAGATTGTATCATTTTAGTGAATTAAATGAAACTGCAAAGAAAAAAGCAAGGAGGAGGACGTAATGCCAGGATATCATAAAGGTAAGAAAAAGGGCGGCAAGAAAAAGTAATGCCTAAAATGGATGATGAGCGTTTTCGCGGTGCTTTACAGCATGAGATACAAAGCGCGGTAAACTATTACGACAGTGAGTTTTCACAAGATCGTACAGATATACTTAGCTATTATCTTGGTGAGCCATTTGGAAACGAGGTAGAAAACCGTTCTCAAGTGGTTGCTACGGAAGTCTCAGATACCATTGAATACATTATGCCATCTTTGATGAAGATGTTTGCATCCTCACCGGAGTTTGCACGTTTTCACGCAAGAGGTCCGGAGGACGTTAAGGCAGCCGAGCAAGCCTCTGATTTAGTTAACTTTTCTATCAATAACGATAATCGTGGTTTTGCTGTTTTACACAATTGGTTCAAGGACGCTTTGTTATTTAAGCAAGGTTGTGTGAAGTTTTATTGGGAAGAGACTGACACGGTTGAGAACGAAACCTTAGAGGGTTTGACTGAGGATGAGTTGACCTTTTTGGTGCAAGATCCAAGCGTTGAGATTGTTTCTCAGGATGTGACTGAGGTTGGTATTGTTGATGAAGCCACAGGTCAGGAAGTACCGCAAGAGGTAAGCTTTAGCGTTGAGATTAAGCGTAAGACTAAATCCGGTAAGGTTAAGATAGACAATGTACCCCCTGAAGAGTTGATCTTTTCTCGTAGGGCTACTTCATTAGAGGATTGTGCATTTATAGCCCACCGTACTCAGGTTCGGGCGGGTGACTTGATTGAGCAAGGTTATGACGCTGATGTGGTGTTAAACTATGCCGGATATGATGATCTTGATGATGAAGCGGAACGTCAGGCACGTTTTGAAGAGTTAGAATCTGGTGATCGTCATGAAAGCCATGATCCGGCTATGCGTGAGGTCTTGGTGACTGAGGCATATATTCGCGCAGATTATGATGGTGATAATATACCGGAGTTACGGCGTGTTGTGGCGTTGGGTGACGGTGTAGAGATCCTTGAGAATGAGCCGTTTGACCATGTGCCATTTGCGTTATTATCGCCAATTTTAATGCCGCATAGAATGGTTGGTAGATCTGTTGCTGAAATGGTGATGGATTTACAGATGATAAAATCCACTATTTTGCGTCAAATGTTGGATAATCTGTATTTGACTAATAATAGCAGGGTTGCAGCGGTTGAGGGTCAGGTGAACTTTTCTGACTTGCTATCGTCACGTCCTGGTGGCGTTGTGCGTACAAGAGCACCAGGAATGGTACAGGCTTTACCTGTTCCACAGATCGGTTCAACTGGTTTTAATATGTTAGAGTATGTTGATCAGGTCAGAGATCAGCGCACAGGCTTCTCTAAGGCTTCTATGGGGCTTGATCCGTCTACTTTGCAGTCTACCACTGCAAGCGCGGTAAACGCTACTATACAGGGCGCACAGCTAAAGATAGAGATGATTGCTCGTGTGTTTTCTGAAACCGGATGCCGTGATTTGGCTAAAGGTGTATTTACGGTTTTACAAAAACACCAAGATAAGAAGCGTACTATTCGTATGCGTGGTGATTTTGTGGCGATTGATCCTTCCGCAATGGAAAACAACTTTGATTTATCTATTGAGGTTGGTCTTGGTAATGGGCGTGAGGATGAGAAAATGGCTATGTTGCTACAGATCCTTGGCAAGCAAGAACAGTTGTTACAGCAATTAGGGCCGAATAACCCTGTTGTGAAGCCAAGCCAATATGTGAATACGTTGAAGAAAATCGCAGAAATGGCGGGATTTAAGGACACAGATCAATTCTTTAACTCTGGTGAGCAAGTTGATCAGATGGTTGCTCAGATGGGTCAACAGGAAGGTCCAAGTCCAGAACAAGCAAAAGCTGAAGCTGAATTGCAGTTGAAACGTGAGAAAATGCAAGCTGAGTTGCAGCTAGAGCGTGAGAAAATGCAAGCTGAGATTGAGCTACGTAGGCAAGAGCTACAAGCTGAACTTCAGTTACGTCAACAGAAACTGGCCTTTGGTGGTCAGGTATCGGATAATTTACCAAGAGCATGACAGATTTTATTAGTGAGCAAGACAGGGGCGCAAAGGCCGCTGATGTTTTGCGAAACCCATTAGTTGTAGAAGCATTTGAAGAATTACGAAAAACGTATGTCTTAGGTTGGTCAGGTAGTGATCCTCAAGACACCGCTTTTCGTGAGCAATGTTTCCACTTGTTGAAAGCGCTTGAAGCTTTCGAAGGGCATTTTGAAAGTGTTGTAACAACTGGAAAGATGGCCTCTCAACAAATGGAAGAATTGCGAAGGTAACTTAACAATTTGGAGATTTTTATATGTCTGGTACTCAATCTGAATCCAGTCTTTCGCAGCATGATGCTGTAAATTTACTTTTGGACACCCAAGCCCCTGAAGAGGCAAGCGAGGAAGTTCAAGAGCCTAGTGCCGAAACTGAAGTAGAGGCAACCGAAGAGGAAACCGTAGAAGCTGAAGCCGCTGAAGAAAGCCAAGCTGAAGCCGAAGAGGTAGAAACTGAGGAAAGTGATGAGGAATACGAGGAAGAAATCGTAGACACTTATCGCGTTAAGGTTGATGGTGATGAATATGATGTAACTCAGGAAGAGTTGATCAAAAACTATCAGCTTGAGCAAACTGCTCAAAAAAGGCTTATGAAAGCGTCTGAAGAGCGTAAAGCTTTGGATGCTGAAAAAGCACAAACTGAGCAAGTTCGTACACAGTATGAACAGGCTTTAGGTCTTATGCAGCAACAATTACAAACGGCTAATCAACCAAAGGATCAGGCGTATTGGGATAGTCTGTATGAGAGTGATCCACTTGAATACGTTAGGCAGCGCGATACTGAGCGCGACAATCAAGCCAAGATGCAAGCTGTTCAGGCAGAACAGTTGCGTTTACAGCAAGAGAACCTTCAACGCGAGCAAGCTAAATTACTTGAGATAATACCGGAGTGGAAAAATTCTGAGGTGGAAGCCAAAGAAAAAGCTGCTTTGGTGAGTTACGCTAAAGAGCGTGGTTGGACAGATCAAGAGCTAGCAAGCACAGTTGATAGTCGCTACATTGAGTTAATGCGTAAAGCGTACCTTTATGACAATTTGCAGTCGGGCAAACCCATTGCAAAGAAGAAAGTAAAGGCCGCACCTAAGATGGTTAAGAGTGGTCAACCGAAATCTAAGGCTGACTCTGCAAGTGATCGGAAGCGTAAGGCTTTTGAAAACCTGAAGAAAACAAATAGCCGTGATGCGGCTGTTCAATATCTTTTAACTCGTTAATCTAAAGGAGGCCAATTATGGCTACATATACTAGCTCTACAGCTATTGGAGAACGAGAGGATCTATCTGACGTTATATACAGGATTGATCCCGATGAAACTCCACTAGTTTCAAACTCACAGAAAGAAACCACAAAAGGTATCTTTCACGAATGGCAAGTTCAAGAGCTTGCAGCGGCGGCAGCGAACAATCACGCCAATGAAGGTGCTGATTATTCATACGTCAATCCCGCTGTAACAACACGACTTGGCAACCACCACCAAATCGCGGTCCAAGCGGCTTCAGTATCCAATACTTTGGATGTTGTTGACAAAGCGGGGCGTGATAAGGAAACTGCATACGTTAAGGTGCTCAAAGGAATTGAGCAACGGCGCGATATAGAGAAATCCTTGTTCGCCAATGAAGCTCGTTCAGGCTCAGATCCGCGTAAATGCGCGAAGCTTATCACTTGGATTACCAATGGTGATGCGCCTAGTGATATGGCATTTGCTACTGGTGATGGGTCAGATGTGGCTGATTTAACTGGTACAGCTAGAGCTTTAACTTTAGCTCAGATAGATGCTGCTATGTTGGCTGCATACAATGACGGTGGAAGCCCGAATATGTTGCTTATGTCACCAACAAATAAGCAGAATTTTTCTGATCTATCGTCTGGCTCAGTTGCTTCAGCGCAGTTAAATTACACTGCACCACGCGATATTGCTATCGTCGGCTCAGTATCACTTTATTTGAGTGATTTTGGTGAGTTGGCTGTAACGATTGACCGTCAGGCTAACAATTCAGAGGTATATCTGATTGATACTGATTACGTTTGCATAGGCTCCCTCCCAGGCCGTATGTTTAGCGTAAGTGACGTTGCCGCCACTGGTGACGCCACAAAATTCGCTATTGTGAGCGAATACACTTTGATCGTCAAAGCGCCTAAAGCGCATGCGGCGGTTATTGGTTTAAGTGGAAGTTAATTTTTCTCCATTCACAACTTGGGGGCGGCTAGTTCGCCCCTTTTTTTATTTGAGGTTTTAATGAAAAAGCTACTGAATTTAGATCCAATCACAGGGAAGCGCACAGTCTTTGAAAGTGGCGCTGATGGA